CATCTTACCAAGATTTTCACCACCAGGTAACGTAGAAATTTCTGTTCCTTTACCACCTTCGCGTCGAGGAAGCCAGAAATCTTCAAGCATGGAAAGATGCTTGCGGTCATCTTTAATCTCGCCTGTGCTTGAATCGTATACAAGCTTATTGCGATATTTGGTCATTATATCTTTAAGATATTGTTCGGCTTTGATCGTTGACATGTTACCAACGTCAATGTAGAAGATGCGGCGTTCGGGCGCGCGGGCCAACCTATAAATAACAGTCGCGTCTTCAACCATTCTCAACTGATTGAGAGGTTTAATTGCCTTGTGTAGATATGAGAGAACCATTGCTCTCTTGCTATCCATCAGGCCCGAATTTACATTTACGATTGCATCAGGAGCAATCTTAGCACCTAAATTGGAATGTGCACCAATCATTCCGCGTTCGTTGTAGAGATAGTATTCGTTTACATCAGCAATGATATCAATGCCAGTGCGAGGATCCTTTTTCTTTCTGATTTCACGAATCTTACGAATACGACGAGGGTCAATATATCGTAGTTCTATAATACCTTCTTTTGTTCTCTTCTCATCCAATAGAATGTGATAGAACAATCTTCCATCAATATACCAACGACGAAAAATATCATGTCCCATATTACCGAAATTGAGAAGTTTGATTACGGTATCAAACTCCCCAGTAATTTTTTTCTTGATACTGTCAGAAATTTCCAAATCATCCATATTGATTTCGACAGATTGTCCATGATCATCAGTAATAATGGAATCGTTAATGATTTCGTCAATCGCAGTTTCCAATTCAGGCTGCATTGACATTTCACGATAGCGAGTAATTAATTCGATTTCGTTGCGAACTGTACCGTCCAAATCAACATAGGTACCGTAATACGCTCCAGATTGGACCGTAACAGCACCATCGTCGTTTTGTGGTAGAGCAAATGTTTTGTTCTGTTCTTCTTGTTCTTCTTGCTTTTTAGCACGAACAATCTCGAAGCCGAATAATTTTGCCACTATTTAATTCTCCATATTGATAAGCGGATGGAGAAATTTCTTTCTCCATCCATCTTGATTACTTAGATCACAACGTCATTTTGGGTCGAAGACTGATCACCAGGAATAACTTCCCACCACTGATATGCAAACGTGACAGAATACTCTTCGATAGAGTCATTAGCTGCCCAATCCAAATCAATAGGTGATAGATCAACTGGGAACATACCGACAAACTTGTAAGCCTTTAGAACTTCACCACGCTTGCCGTAATGCTTAACGTATCCATCCTGCTGATACTGTGAACTATCGTAAAGTCCAGAATCACGTAGGTTGATACGGTGAGAGTTTAGACCATTCATCCACTGCTCAAAGGCGTTGCGGATAACAAAGTCTTCATCATTCAATATTGTAACCGCCCAATCACTGAACACTCTGTTGCCAGCAAACTTTAGCTCACGGCCAAAATAATTTACTGGAACTGAGTTAACAGAAGATCCTGGCAACTGAGCCGATCTAGCAAAGAATGTGTACTTTGTTTGGGCTCCCTGGGGTGAAGAAATCACCCCAGGTGCTAGTGGGAACGTAATTGTGCATTCGAACAGATTAGGACGGGCACCATCGCCTGTCATCTGACCTCTGAACTGTTGAATGTTAAATGGCATTTTTGATTACTCCTTATTCCTATTATTTATGATGATATTAGAAGCGACCAACGATTTCGTCAAATGCCACACCAGTTCTGACAGCAACGAAGTTCAACTGTATGAAGTTGATTGAACGTGCTGGCTTGATGTAAATATCACCGATAAACTCGTTGCGATCAATTACTTCAGGAGTGTTATTTGTTTCGTCACACACAACGCGGAAATCATAGATACCACGGCGTCCTTGAACGTCACGTAGATATGGCTCAACAAGAGCAACGAACTGTGCGCGTGTGAATGCATCATTGAATTCAAACAATGAATACTTAGCAGCACGGGCAATTGCCTTTTCAAGCACAATAAACAAACGACGAACGTTAATTCTATCGAATGCTGATGGCTTAGCCAATAGCGTCTTGTCGCCATAAAGAATTGTACCTTCACCGTTAAATGTTACAACTGGATTGATACCATTCTTGTATAGTTCATCGCGCATTGTCTTATTTGGATTCCATGCAACCTTAACAACGTTCTTGATCTGACCACGATTGAATCCGGCAGGTGAGAACCATGGATCACGTTCGAAGTCTGTGCGAACACAAAGTCCAGCAATGTCTCCATTTAGAGGAATCCAACGATACACGTTATTGAACTTGTCAAACTGGTATTTCCAACCTGAATCCATAACAGCATATGAAGTTGATCTTCCAATAAGATTCTTAAATGCAATAATGTCTGTTGCTTCATCTCCAACATTATTTACAACGTCATCAAATCTTGGTGAGAAGAATGCAACGCAATCTTTACGATTTGTAACAACACGGTCAATAACGTTTTGAATAAGAGTTGATGATGCCGAACCAAGAACAACTAGAGAAACATCAACTTCGTCTGCATTATCAAATAGGTCGTATGCAGATGTGCGATTATCATCAGATACAGTACCAGATACACCACCGCTAAGAGAAAATGTATATTCGTTTGATGTTTGAGCAAAGGTTGTGTTTCCGGCAGTTGTACCCCAAGTTGTAGTCTGTGCTACACCATTAGCAGCCATCGCATTATTGATAGCATAAATGTATGATGAGCGGCTGTTTAGAACATTTACCCAATAATTAGATGAACCATCATCGTTCTTAGCGTCTGAAGCTTTAGAAACATAAGAGAACTTCTCAAGAATTGTGTTTGCAAGACCTGTAAAGGCACCCTTAGAATCGATAACAAGAATATGCATTTCGTCGTTAGCGCCGTTTACGCCAGCAACAAATTGAGAAGTTCCTGGTGCGCCGTTAAATTCTGATGCATAATCGCCATCTGGACCCCATGCAGCGAAAGCTGTTGCATTGGCAGAAGCCCAAAGAGAAACAGAAAGGCTGTTTCCAAGTTCGCCTGCATACTTAGCTGCAAACATTCCGTCTGTATTTGCTGCGGACAGATCCATGTAATCCACTTCGTATTGATCACGATTAGCAATCAATAGTCCACTACCGTTTGCAGTAGCATTCTTTGCAACAGAAGTATTGGCAGCACGAATAACCTTAAGGTTACGAGCGTAAGACAGGAAGTTAGCGCATGTGAAATAGTCGAGATATGTAGAAGAGTCAGGCTTACCGAATGTGGATACGAGTTCAATTTCGTTTGAAATCGTAACAATCTTGTTAATTGGTCCCCATGCAAAACGACCCGCATAAGCGCCTTCTGTTGTACCTACAGAAGGTACAATAGTTGTCAGGTCGATTTCAGAGACATTTACGCCTGGTGACAGTTGAAATGGCATTGTGTTTCTCCTTTAGAAAGATTAAAATCTTCTTCTTTCATTTTTATTTAGTAAAACGAGTATTTATAGCTTGTTAGTCCAGTTCAAATCACCAAAAGGATCCAAATAACCCCTTTCTTTAAACCATAACTCACCTTGTGCGTCTTTTTCCATTCTATCATCTAGTCCATCATCTACAATACCAAATGGCACAAAGGATTCGTCCATAATGTTCATTTGTTCCTGCTGTAGTACGGCACGAATATTGCTATTGATATTTTCTTTAAAGTATCGCTGAGACGTTAACCATCCAAAATGAACAAGCGTCATAGCTAAATCGTCATTACTGCCTTCTTCGGCCTTAAAGCTCTTTTTGTCGGCAGAAAAGCGCATTAGCTCATCGATTGTCTGCTCATCATTAATTATCAGTTTGTCACTCTCAATTAAGGTCTTGAGGTTAGAACAACCGATATTTTTTGTCTGAGTGGACGTTTTTAGACCGTAAGCAATCTTTTTGGTAAAACCGGGGGTAGACTGCTGTCCCAGCTTGCCTTTGACCTGAATCTTGATTAGGTTCTCATATGATAGTTCGAAATGGATAATATCAGCTACCTGTAAACCAATACTGTTAATTTCCACTAGAATGAAGGCATCATTGTACATTTTAGCTGCCTGTACAATAACTGTAGGAAACAGCATAGGAGATATCTTATTGTTTCGATATTTAGCAACCTGTCTGTAGGGTATTTCCGTAACGTCGAAGATTGAGAATGTTGAATAGTCTAATCCTTGTCCTTCGGCAACGTCTACCGTCATTGTATATGTTCTAGTAAGATCTGGTTCTCTGAGAATATCCAAGAAGCCGTCATGACGAACAGGCTTATGCCAAACAAGCGAACGTAGTTTAGCAGGGTGAATCAGAGTATTAGCTGAACCAATAAACTCACATTCAAACTCTTGACGGAATTGATCTTCAGATGTGTTGGCAATCGTCTGTCGTTTCCAATCTTCATCGCGTCCTGGCACCATACTCCAGTGGATCTCAATTGGAACATATTCTGATTTGAGATCAGGATCATCGGATGTAGCCTTAAACCACATCTTGTAAAACAGGTTCAGTCCATTAGGTGTGGATACGATGATGACCTTTGTAGACTTACCAGAAGAAATTGTAGGATATGTGGACATGAAAAATGCTTCAGCAATATTTTCAGGAACGAACGCAAACTCGTCCAAAAACACAATGTTGAACGAACGACCACGAATAGATGAACCAGATGTAGAATCGGCCATAATACGTGAGCCGTTGGCTAGTTCAATAGAACCTTTGTTCCATTCTTTTACGCCTTGCTGTAGAAAACGAGGCAAGTATTCAAAAGCCAGTTGAAGTCTGCCTAAGATTTCTCTGGCCATCGCAGACTTGTTAGCTAGAACAGCTACGTTTACGCTCTCATTGAAAAGTATGTAGTGTAGCAAATATGCAACAGATGTTGTGGTTTTGCCAACCTGACGCGGGAGTTTACAAATAGAGAATCGGTTGTTGTGGAAGTTCAAAAGCATTTCTTTCTGGAAATCCCACATCTCAAATGGAATAAGACCGCGATCAACGTTAATGATTTTCATATAAGTCACAGCAAAGTATACGGGATCATCCGCACACTTTATAAACTCATCCATTTCTTTTTGAGTAAAAGCATGTTTAAAATCTTCGCGTGGAAGATTTGGGTTATTATTATACCCTTTGGTCATTATTTGTAATATGGATTCTTTGGATCGGTATCGTTTGTAACGTCTGGCCACCAATCAAGTTCATATCTTTTACCACTCTTAAACATTGCTTTCATCGACTTGATACGCGATTCATATTCTTCTTTACTAGGTTTAACATTACCTTCAACTACATCTAAAACGTATTGTATTGTCACAGCGTTGGCACTAAGACTAGCACATCTTGCTCCTACTTCACCTTTAAGATGGTCAAGCAATATACTTTCGCTACTATCAGCTAACACATTTGACAGTTCATGTGGAACTTTAAGATCAACATATGAATAAACGTAGTCATAGTGTGGAACAGGAGAAGAGTGTAGAATGTATTCATCCAAAACTTCAACTCTTTTAAATCCATCAACATCATGCCAAATAGCTCTATTTGATGTTAACTCATCTGGTTGACCAAAAGTTTTTTGTAAATGTTCTGCGTATTTTGCAGGTTCTTTATTTTTCCATTGGGATAGTGGAGAAGATGATTCTTTTAAAAACTGTTTAAACGTCTTCATCTTTCTGTTCTCCTAACATTCACTATACCTTTTTTCTTTTGAAAAATAGGTCTGAGACTTGTTTTTGGGTCAACTATCATATATGATTTAGATTCAGATTTGCTATCTTCTACTCTGTTTGTGTAATGAAGATGATCTATACCTTTTTTCTTTAGAAATGATGTTATATGCTGGTA